TTGCGAGGCTCGTTGCGAACTCCTCCAGTTCCAACCAACTGCCGCTGTTTACGGAGCTATCTAATCGGGTTTGATTGTTATGGTTCTAAATGGGGGCGGCCAGGTGGTCGCTCCCTATTTTTGTTTTACTTATGGTTTGTAAAGTTTTAACTGTTCATGGTCAAGTTTTAAGGCTCAATGAGGCATTAGAGCAAATTAAAAAGACCGGAATGGTGCCGAGTGTGGTCTATGCAGAGCATGATGACAACCCAAAGGTTAGCTTTAACAAATCCATGAGGAAAATACTTAGTGAGACCGATGGTACATTGTTGCTATTTGAGGATGATGTTGTTATAAAGGATTTTAGCCCCTTTTACAAGGCTTTGACACAATTGCCAGATGATTGGGACTTGTGTTACTTAGGGGCAAATCTTTTGGCTCCTATTGAGCGTTATAGTGAGAATTTATTTAAGACCTTTGGAGCATGGACAACTCACGCGGTGATGTACCGAAATCCAAAGGCAATAGCCGATAGATATGAAGATACGAGCATTATGTTCGATGATTGGCTAAAAACATGGATACACCCTAACGGCAAGACATTTATCATAAGCCCGATGATCGCGTGGCAAAAGCCACATCAAAGCACTTTATGGAGTCACTTTGCTGACTATACTGATATTTTTAACGCATCTGCAAATAAACTATTATGAACTTTCTACTAAGCGTACACCTTTACCCACCTCGCCACCTTTGCGGAGCGGAGACCATGATTCATGGGATAGCCAAACATTTGATAAGCAAAGGCCATAATGTGCGTGTTTTGCTTCACCAAGCCAATTATGTACGGATTACGAATAATTATACATTTGATGGGGTGGATGTATTTCCACCTAATCCTAATGTAATAGATGGGTTGATGAGGTGGTGCGATGGGGTATTTACCCATTTGGACTATACAAGGTGGACGATACATACGGCAAAAATGTACAAAAAGCCTGTTTTTCATCTTATCCATAATAGCCACCCATATCCAGAGATAATAATGGCTGAGAAAGAACAGCACATCATCTATAATTCTTTTTGGCTAAAAGACCTACTTAATTATAATTTTAGTAACTTTATATTGCCTCCCCCTACCGACTATCGTTTTTTTGACTTGAAGAATGACCCGAATAAAAGTGAGTATATTACTTTAATTAATTTGAACAAGAATAAGGGTGGAGACATATTTGAGCAGATTGCGCGAGCAATGCCAAATAAAAAGTTCTTAGGTGTCATGGGCTCTTACGATGAGCAAATTATACCTAAGTTGCCAAATGTGAAGATTGTTGAGAAAAGCGTAAATATTAAAGATTATTATGCTATGACTCGCATTCTTTTGATGCCAAGTGAGTACGAGAGTTGGGGCATAACGGCAACAGAAGCGATGAGTAGTGGGATTCCGGTTATTTCTACTGATACACCAGGTCTTTTAGAGAACTGCGGCAAAGCTGGTATTTATGTTAAGAAACGAGATGATATTAAGGCTTGGGTTAAAGCGATTAGCGACTTGGATGATGAAAAGAAATATAGAGAGTGTAGTCGAAAAGCAAAAGAAAGAGCGAGAGAACACGACCCAAGAAAAAAACTTGATGAACTTGAACCTTGGATCAGAGAAAAGGTCAATCAATATAGATAAAAATGGCGATATATTTTAATGGCATAACGGTTGTATCAAATGGTGTGGTTGAGCCTGTAAGCTTGACTGATGCTAAGAATTGGCTTAGAATTACCAATTATACATCTGACGATGTTCTAATAAAAGATTTAATAAACTCTGCGAGAGTACATATTGAGAAGCTTACCGGACTAAGTCTTGTCAATAGGCAATATAGGGTAGATTTTCAATGCACAGGCGTTGTTCCAGAGGTATGGATGATAGATTTGCCTTATGGCCCATTGCTTTGTGTAGATGACCTTAAAATAAAAACTGGGATGAACACCTACGATACATTGACAAAAAATGTAGAGTATGAGGTGATCGGAGGCAAGATTTGGATTTACTCTCAAGGATTTTACAAAGTAACTTACCAAGCTGGTTACGGAGTGGTTCCTGAGGATTTGGTAACAGATATTCTTACTCTTGTGGCATGGAGCTATGAGAATAGGGGTAAGCAGTTCCAAGGTGCTGCCAAAGAGGGTATGCTTAAAGAATATCCTAATTGGGAAGGTCTTAATTACCATCAGTATAAGAAAATAGTTATTTAATGGCTAAAAGTCCATTGGTATTAAAGATAAAAGGCATTGATGAAACACTTGCTAAATTAAAGGACAAATCTGAAGATTTGGTGCATTTAGCTGATTCTGAAATGGCTGCATCTTTTACTCAAATGGCAACAACCGCTAAATCTATTTTTCCTAATGGAAATCCTGCTATTAAAGGTGAAACTCAAGTTTATGCTGGTATTAGAGCAAGCATAAGGGATAAAAAAGTAGCACCATTAACTTATCAGCTGATTGCCGGAAAGGGTGATGACGATATGCCTGCTTATATTGAATTCGGAACTGGTAGATACTTTCCAAATTACCCTGGTAAAGAGAAGGAATGGCAAGATTTGGCAAGACAATACTATAAAAATGGTAAAGGTTGGATGAGACCAAGTCCATACTTTTATCCCACAGTTAAAAGTTATTTCATTATCTTAGTGAATAATTTGCAGAGGATTTTTAAAAAAGATGAAAGATTGTAGCAATAACATAAGAACACAATATTTGTCTATACTAAATGACAACATATCCTATAATGGGGTAAATGTTCCTGTTTATGGTAATGATACATTTCAAACTGTACCAGACAATTATGTGATTATTGGTGATATAACTGAGAATGCAGATAATAACAATCAGCAATTTGTGACCGATGCTGATGTAATTATTGACATTTTTAGTGAACAATACATGACAAGGGATAATAGCATTGTAGATGATATTGCCAATCAAATATTAACTTTGTTAATACCTACTTCTGGCATAAAAGACATTGGGGATGCTGATTTTCAAATATTTGCTAAGGCGAGAACTGGGTCAAGATATTTGGCTGTGAATGATGGACAAAACTATATAGCAAGAAAAATTTTAACGATTAATAACACAATAATTCAAAAATAGACAAAAATGGGACAGATTCAAGGATCATTGCAGAATGTCGAGATAGATGTAGCTGGTGGCTCATCTTACAAAAACCTCGTGTGTCTGCGTACATCTTCAGTCAATACAACTATTGACTCCACCACCGAGCAAACAAATTGCGGTGCATTGACAAGCATTGGTGAACCATCAATGAGCATTGACTTTGATGCAATTTGCGAAGTATCTCCAAGCGTATCTCAAGTATCTTATGAAGACTTGTTGAGCGCAATGGTAAACAAGACTTTGGTAACAGTAAGGGTACAAAACCCAACCGTAACAGGTGCAAGTACAGGTGCGGCTTACTACCATCAGTTTAGTGGATACATCACAGCTCTTACACTTAACCAATCTACTACCGAATTCATCAATTTTTCTGGTTCAGTAGCATCTACCGGAACTCTTGATATAACTGCTTAATAATGAACTACTGTACTGTTACTATCAAAGACCAAACTATTGGACTAAAATTTGGCATGGCTTCATTCAGATATTTGAGTGAAGGAAAATTTCAAGAGGGGAAGAGTTTTGTTGGTGAAGGCTTGACTGAGATTGGCGTAGCACACATCCTATATAGTGGATACTACAATAATTGCATAGTCAAAGATGTTGAGCCTTCACTAACTTTTAGTGATTTTGTTGATTATGTAGAGGGGTTATTGGTTGCTGATGCGGATATGTCTGAGCTAAACAATGCAATAAAAGTTTGGGCAGACAATGATTTGATTAAAAAATCATCAACATCAGAGCCAAAAAAAAAGACCTCTCGTGGGAAGAAGTTGAAGCCTTCGCTTTAGGTGAACTTGGTTTGAAACCAAAAGAGTTTTATGATTTGAGCCCTCGTCACTTCAGTTTGATGAGCAAGGGCTATGAGGAAAAAAAAATAGACAATTACAAGCTTACAAGGCTTTTAATGTTTACTATTGTGAGGGTAATGGGTGATAGCAAAACAGCACCAAAAACTCCGGAGGAATTGTGGGAATTACCAGGAGATGAGAAGTTAGGGATTGACGAGAATGAGGCAAGGGAAATATTTAAAAGATTAGGAGATGGCATTAGTAATAGAAGGACAAGCTGATTTTAGCCAAGCGCAAAGGTCTATAGATGACTTTTCAAAAAAGTCACGAATTGCATTGACTAACCTTAGTCTTGTAGTACAAGATTTGCCATACGGATTTATTGGTATTCAAAATAACCTTCCTGCTCTTACACAATCTTTTGCTCAATTGTCATCAGAAGCGGGGGGTACTCAAAACGCATTAAAACAAATAGCAGCAGGATTGGTAGGCCCAGCAGGGCTTTTCTTGGCTTTTAGTGCCGTAACAACTGCTATAACTTACGCAGTACAAAAATATGGTTCTCTAAAAGAAGCATTTAATGCACTAATAGGTATTGCACCAATATTAACAGAAAGTCAAAAAGAGTATAATAAAGCAGTAGCAGATGCAACTGGTAATGTAGCATTAGAAGAAGCTAAAATAAAAATACTTGTTGGAACACTAAATGATTTAGATGCACCACAAAGATTAAGAATTGCAGCTTATAATGAATTAAAAAAAGTAAGTCCAGATGTTGTTGCTGGTATTAAAGAAGAAAATGCATTAACTTCTGAAAGTATTGATATTATAAATAAAAGTTCTGAAGCTCGTTTACAAGCTATAAGATTAAGAATACAAGAAGCTGGAATTAATGCAGTTTTAACTAATAATGCAGAAAAATTAGCAACTAAACAACAGGAATTAAATTTAGCATCAAAAGAGTATGTTTCAAATGCTGTTGCGTTTACAAAAGCGCAAAATTCTACAAATATAAGTGGACAAGCAGCTGTTCAAGTGCAACAATCTGCATTTAGTGCTTTTAAATCAAGTGCAAAATCAGTAAGTACATTATTAAAAGAAATATCAAATTTAAAATCAGAACAAGAAGCATATTTAGACCAATTAAAACCTATTGTTGATCAGACATCTCTTATAAATTTAGGAACTAAAGAAAGAATAGGATTAATAAAAAAAGAAACAAAAGCACAACAAGAAAACACTAAAGAATATCCAACATTATTTGAAATATTCAAAAAATTAATAGTAATAAGAAATGAGTTTACACAAGACTCTGAATTATTTAAATATTTTGAAAGAGCATCTAAAGGATTAGAAAAATTTAGAAAAGATAATGTTGAAGTAGAAACTAAATTTAAGGTTCCTACAACATTAGCTTTATCTCCGATGATGAAGCAAAAAATGGAAGAATTAAAAGCTCTTGCTCAAGAATTTACAAATGTTAGAGAAATTCTTACTCAAACATTTTTTAATCCTTTACAAGATTTATTCACTAACTTTTTTGAAACGGGTAAGTTTGCATTCAAATCTTTTGCTGATGCAGTATTAAAAGAAATACAAAGATTAGTTGCAAGAATTATAGCAACTGGTATAATTAAATTGTTAGCATCTATATTAGTTCCAGGAGGTGCTGTAGCTGTAGCTGCAACTGGATTAAAAAGTGTTAGCACGGGTGCATTAGCAGATTTCTTAGGTGGAGGTGTAAGAAATCCTTCATTTGGTGGGGTACAAGGTGGTGGATTAGGAATGAGTGGTCAAGTTGCACTTGTATTAAGAGGACAAGATTTGGTAGGAGCAATAAATAGAACAAACACTACAATTAATAGAGTTGGCTAAAGCAGAAAAATATAGAATAGATTTTAAGACTCTACAAGGTGATTCTTGTAGAGTATCTTTTTTTTATGAAGGGTTTGTTGGCTCAGTAACAACATTGTATGGCGGAATAAGACCTTTTGTATTAAAAGAGTTCAATACTGATGAGGATTTGTTCAAACCTATAAGGCCACAAATGGCTGAGATAGAAATATTGGCAAGTTCTACAGGTGTTGATATAGATGACTTTTTAGCCACAAATGATACGGATATTGAGGTTAGATTCTTCTTTAGTGACTTATCTAATTATTATTGGATTGGATATCTTTTGCAGGATGACTTTCAAGAGACTTGGGTTGATTCTGCTCACTATATTACAGTAAGAGCAAGTGAAGCGATTGGGTTACTAAAAGGAAAGGAAATACAAGAAACAAATGGTGATGAGCTAAGTGGTAAATACAATTTCTTGGAAATGATACAAATTGCGATGAATTCAACTTCGCAAAACTTCACCAAGTTTTATGTATTTAATAATTTGTTCCATAGCTCAATGACCGATACATCAACATATACTGGTCTTGATCAGGCATTCTTCCATTCCAAAACATTCTTAAAAAACCCACCAATATATGATGATTGTTATACCGTGCTTGAGAAGATAAATAAAGCATGGAATCAGACATTATTCATGTATAATGGGTATTGGAATATTTTAAGGATAGAAGAGCTTAATATTCCAACATCTGAGAATTTAAGGGGCTTTGTTAGCAATTCATCAGTAAGGACTGCCATCAATAGAAGATATGATGTAGAGGTAGGAGTTGATGAAGAGGTAAAGCCTATTAGTCCTGATATGCTTCGTTTCATTCAAAGAAAGACAAAGAAAGATACCATACAATTTGATTACAACCAATTTGATGAGATTGTTTGTAATGGTGCATTTAATAAGGGAGCATTAGTTAGTTCAACATCTACTTCTAAATCTTATAATTTAGATGATTGGGCATGGAAAACAGGAACATATAATTCACCAACAACGCCAACAACTGGTAATTATGGCAGAATAGAAACATTCAAAGCCAATGGTGTTTTACAAGACCAATATGCTTATCTATATTCGTCCGATGCAAGTATTACATGGATACAATCATGTAATATAGAATTATCACAAAATGAATTTATAAGTTTTTCTATAGACCATAGATACGCATTAGATTGGACTACCAATGAAACAAGATTTGTATGTGCATTCATGTTATTTGGCACTACAAATAATTATACATTAGATGGTGATGGTAAATGGTATCAAAGTAATGCGACTTGGACTACTAATTTTAAAGTACTTGAACAATATTATAATGGTACACCTGATGTTTCTCCAATTGAATGGCTTACTACATCTATAGAATCTGAATCTGTACCAGAAGATGGTAATTTGAGAATATTATTGTATGATGGAAATAAAACCTCATATAGAGAAAAATGGTTTAAAAATTTAAGTCTTAATGTTGTAGCAAGTTATAATAGTATTGCTACACAAAATATTATTGGCGTTCAATCTATATTTACAAAAGCTGAAGCCCTAAATAATTATTTTGAGGACACAATTTATTTTGATGATGGCAATAGTAAGACTTATGACGGAAGCATATTCGAAGATGATGAGACAACGCTAACTGACCAGACTTGGTATCGTCATCGTTATGACACAGAGGAATTCGGATTTAGGAAGGAGAATGCAGTTGCAAGGTGGTCACATAATAGATTCAATAGGAATAAGATTGATGCCAATTTCTACGGTTTAAAATATAATTCCGAGCCAATTGGCCTTATCAATACCATAAGATTTGTTGATGATGACCCAAATAAGGTTTATGCTATCTTAAATCTAAAAGAGATTGACTTCTCATCAGCCACTTGGGTAGCTACTTTGGAGGAGGTTTATAATACTGCAACTGATGGTAACACCTCATACATTGACCAGTCATTTGAGGCTGATGTAACTACGGGAACTTATAATAATCCAACTTTAGTTCCTTGGACTATAGTAAGTGCTGCAAATTTTAGCATAACAGGTGGAAATACAATTACTTATAATGGTACTACTTCAATTACCACAAATATTGTAATTTCACTTGCAGGAAACATAAATACCACTACATCAACTCCGATTACTACTACTTTCCAAGTAA